AAGAAAAATGGCAAAGTATTCCATGTTCTTAGCTTTTTGTCGTTTACGCTCAGTTTCTTCTTCCCGGCGTTTTTTACGTGCTTCGGCCTGAAAACGGACCCAATCATCATACAATCCGGGACGGCCATACAAGCGCATCATGCTGGTAAGTTCTTTTTCAATCTCTTTAATTTTTTCAAGAGCCATAAACTCTTCAAAATCGTTATCGGTCTTACCACCAAGAACTGATAAAATGCTTTTCTTTTTCTTTTCGCCACGGTTTTTTAAGTCTTCTTTAGCACCCACCATTTGTCCGATAGCGCCCATGGCGTCAGACAAATCACGACCGTTCGCGACAAATTGTTTTAAAACATTAAACCCAGCATTAAATGCGGCTAACTCTGCTATCAATTCGGTTGCCCCCGTTTTTTACATTAGCCACCGCCAGCCAACGATCCAATACCTTCTTGCGATTCAGGTCTTTGGAAAGGGTTTGTGCTGCTTGCAGGGACAGTAGGTTGCGCACCGGTAAGTCCAAAGCTACTTGCTGATCTCACATTCATAGGTCCTGTATATGATTGTGGGTCTAAATCACCTACCGCACCTACAGGCGTTACAGTGTAATTACCATCACCTGTGCCACTGCCGGGGATGTAAGAACCACCGGTAATGGTGCCTCCGGTATAACCGGGAATACCGCCTATGTTAATACCGCTAAAGTCTATATTGTCTAATCCGCCAGCCTCGTAAAAACTATTGAGCCCGGCCAATTGTTCTGGCGTCATCTGACTGGTATCAATGCCTTCAGGAATAAACGGGTACGGATTATCATTGACTGTTGGGTTATATGGATTATCCATTCCTGTACCGGGTTCAGTTAAGAAAGTGTCACCCAGCGTCAGACCTGCATCAAGGTTTGGTGAAATACCAAGGTCGTCTGGTCCAATACCAGCAAAGTCAAAATTGTTGTTTCCACCAAACGTGAAGTCGTTTCCAAATGCTGTGCCATTACCTGCATTTACACCCGGAACGTTTACACCCGGTGTATAGGCACCTGTTTCAGGCTCGACAAAACCCCCAGCGTCTTGACCTAAACTAATGGCGTCATTCAAATTGAAATCAGACATAAAGTTTGGCGAAGTACCTTGTGCTTCATTTACAGCACTTTGCGGTAAACCTGCGGGTTGTCCACCCGTATTACCACTCAACTGTGGCGCAGGGTCTGTAGCTGTTACACCCGGAACGTTTATTCCCGGCGTATAGGCACCTGTTTCAGGCTCAACAAAACCACCTGCATCCTGACCCAAACTTATTGCGTCATTAAAAGTGTAGTTTGGTGTACCACCATCAGCATTAAGAGGTGCTTCAAACTGATCTACGGCAGAAGCCGGAGGCATCTGGCCTAATGTAAATCCAGACGCATCCAACTCGCTCAAGTCAACATCCGATAAGTTAAAGCTGCTGCCATCCGGCAGAGGTATATTAGCTTCAGGCTGTGCCGCAGGAGCAGAATAATCGTCCATTCCCACAGAAGGAGCCAAGGTTTCAATACCGCTTATATCCTCAGTTATCTGCGCTAATCTTGGATCAGGGGTGTCATCCCTCAGACCTCGTCTTGGGCCTACTCCTTCCGGAACTGTGCCGGACGTGGGTTGCATTGAGAGATCGGGAGTAGGCGTAGGCGTAGGTGCTGGCGTAGGCGTAGGCGTAGGTGTAGGTGCTGGCGCAGGTCCTACTGTTCCACGCGAAAGAATGTCATCCGGTACGGTAAAATCCGCTGGAAGTCCTATTGGTTCAGGCGACATAACCGGTGGTGGCGTTTCTACAGGGGGCGTAGGAGGCGCTACCGGAGGAGCCGGAGGTGCTACAGGTGCTTGCGGTAGTGTGCCAATACCTTCTTCAACAAATCGTGGTGGCGGCACTTGTATAGGCGGTGGGGTGACCGCTTCAGGTGGTGCCGGGGGCAATGCTGGTGCCGGAGGTGCTACAGCCGCAGGAGGAGGTGTCGGCATAGGTTGTGGAACCGGTACAGGTTGTGGAACCGGTACAGGTTGTGGAACCGGTACAGGCTCTGGTACTGGAACGGGTGCTGGTACTGGAGCAGGGGCCGGTTGCGGGATAGGCATCGGCTGCGGCACGGGTACAGGCTGCGGTAAAGGTTCCTTAACAGGCGGTATCGGTGTCGGCATAGGGTCCGCAGGTTGTGGAATAATCGGCGGAGACTGATAAATAGGTGGTAAAGGAATAGGCGTGTCTACCGGCGGAACAGGCAAAGGTGCTTGCTTAATAGGTGTTTGCTTAATAGGTGCTTGCTTTACAGGCGGCAAAGATTTAACCGGCGGTATAATCACTTCAGGCAGAGCCCTTAGTCTGCTTCCACCAACTGTAAATTTACTAAAATCGACCATCAAAAAACTCCTTGAAAACGTTGTGGCCGCGCAATTGGGCTAAAACCCTTTACCATTCCGCCACGTGCCATACGCTTGGCAGGCGTTTCCCCAGCCTTAGACAAAGCAATAGCAACTGCTTGATTTTGTTCATAGCCCTCGTCCATCAACTTCTTGATGTTCTGGCTCTTTGTTTTGTTGCTACTACCTTTCTTTAACGGCATCTTAACAACCTATATAGCTTCCGCCCTTCTTAGCAGCACCCATACCACGTGCAGTAAGCTTGGAACCCGGACCTTTGCCCGCTTCCATACGCTTATCTGAATATGGCGCTTCAGCAGTCTTGCCGTATGGGATACGACCCTGCTTATCAATCTGTGCATACTCGACTGGCTTTGGTCCGTCTTTTGGTGCGGAACCGTTGACCTTAACAACTGTTTTCATCTTAACCTCCTCGGTTCTTTAATAGCTCACGTTGCATCGCTGCATCAATACGAGCCTGTGTTTGTTTCTCTTGCGACGCCAGACGCTGGTCAAACTGTGAACCACGCATCTGCTGATTCTGTGCATCCAATTGTACCTTGGCTTGGTCAATTGCTTGATCCGCCTGATCTGCTTGAGCCTTAATCTGTAGCTCTTGCTCTTTAAGCTGAACCAACGGATCAGGGGCCCCTGCACCAGATAACTGGCCAGACAGTTCTTTCACTTGCTGCAAGCCTTCTGCTACAAACTGCGCCGTCATTCTTTCAATTTCTAGCATCTCGTCGTCGCTGGCAGGCTGTCCGCCTTTCTGCTGCATCTGTTGTAAATAAGCAACAGCGGCTTGCTCTTTAGCAGCAATCTGCACGTGTTCCATAACGTGCTTCTGCAAGGACATAGCAACCGGTGGCATACCACCAACCATAGGCGATGCACCAAATACCAAGTGAGCAGTGATGTGCGCTTGGTGATTCTGGCCTTCAAAAGCATGTAGCTCAAGCATATCCAACGCATTAATGTTCTCTTGCGCCGGATCAATAGGCTTGGGCTCTTCTTCCGGTACAGACTTCATGATCCGATCAATGTCGGTCACGCCCAACGCTTCATACATGTCTCGGAACACTTCTGCCAAGTTGTGCAGTTCCGGTGCTTGCGTCGCTAGTTGCAGCTTAGTCTGAGCCATCACAATACGCTGTGCTTGGCTAAATACATTAGGATTACTTACCGGTACGACATCAACACGACCGTCAAAGTCCGCCTGCATAATCCTTTCATCACCACCCGGCACCGTATACGGATACCGCTGTGGCAAGCTTTCTGACATCACACGAGCAAGAATCTTGAACTCTTGCTTCATCGCATAATGTAAACGCTTATGGACCGCACTCATCACACGAGTGCCTTGCTCCATCATAGCAATGGTTGTGCCAACAGCAGCCTGCTGGTTACCGTCACCAACCTTGAGGTCCGTGATCGTCGCAAACCGCTGACCGGCCTCTACAACAAAACCAAGTAAGTTAAATAAGGTTTGGTCAGGCCCTTTAAATGGCAGCGGCATAAGGCTGTCACGTATTGCCCCTCCGGGTGCGTCCACATCTCTGAACTCACCGGGCTGCAATGGATCGTCGTCATCCCTGATCCGTAGTCCGCGGGCCTTGAAGCCTGCTGGGAGGTTGGACAACGTACCAGCGTCGATCAACTGTCGCAGCGCCGCCGTGGCAGTTCGTGACAAACCGCCAATAGTGTGAATCAAACCCAAACCATAGAACCCGAATCCGGGTAAAAACTTAAAGTGGGTAAAGTATTGTATCTTCTTTCGTAGCTCGTCAT